TGAAACGTAACCCACCAAGCGAGATGGACCCAGAAGCTTAACAATAATAATTAATGGCCCGTAGAGGAAAGGTTAATAAGAATGGCGTACCGCGTAAGAAGCGTAAGAAGCGCCGTATTCAGAAAGGAAAGAAACGAGAATGGCGTGGTAAAGATGGTAAGCTCAAAAAGAAGAAGTAAGCTTTATATACCACCGACTATTACTATGTATGGGCTCTCGCCCAAGGCCAAGGCTCCACAGGATATTTACGCAAGTGTCAACGTGAGAGTCCCACCAAAGAGGAGATATTATGACAAATAATACAACCACAAATGAAACATCCAACCTAACGACGTTGGAACCAGAATCTGGAATGTTAGACAGCATATTAGATGTTTTGACTGCAAGCCCTGAAGTTATACTTATGGCCGCAGTTATGTTAGCTATGGGTGCATATATTATGTACACACAGCCAGCTGTTAAAGCTCTAGTAATGCCCTATATCAAGAAATACGATGATGAAATTCTCGCAGCTCTTGAAAAGGGACTGACTAAGGCTCAGATGAAGGCATATGAGAAGCTGGATGATGCAGCTCAAAAACACGTAAAAGATGCAATGCTTAGGAATGTAGTTCTATCAGCATGGGACGAGAACGATGATGCTCTCGTTACATTGGTGAAATTAGAAGCAAAGAAAGCCCTAAACGATGCTCGCGCGTGAACGATAAAGAATACGAAGAGCGATTACGTCAGCGAGTAGGAGAAGCTGAATATGAACGTCATAAGGAACTTGTACGCTTGCTGGCTCGCAATCTTGCTCTTGAAGACATTATGTGGGAAGAAATTTCTCTACATATTCGGGATGTTAACTTACGAACAGAGCTCTTGCGCCAAAGAAACTCAGTCGTTCGTGACATACATACGGAATTCCGAGCCCTGAATATAGAAATACCCACAATGATAGAACAAAAGACGGAAGATTTCGTTTCGTTCTTAGAGGATATGACAGATGACACTAGCAGTGAAAAGCGAAACAAAGAAACTGGAAGCAGCACTGACGGGTAGAGGCGCCCTTGATACTAAAGGGCTAGAAGCTATATTTGAGAAGTGTCGGTATGATAAAGATAAGATGCTTAACTTGGTACGTGCCTTTTGTGGTGCGTATTTAGTGGATGGTAAATTACGTCCATTGAAACTAAGACCATTACAAGAAGAGATTATAGTAATGTCTTTGCTACACCCTAGTAGTGGGAAGCAGCGCAAGATGGCTATATTAGCTCCACGAGGCTGTGGGAAATCTTTCGCTCTCTCAGTCTCAGTAGTTATCTATATGTTCTTTAAGCGCTTTAGAGATTTGGTCTTTATCTTGGCTCCATCAGAGGACCAAGCAGCCCTTATCTTTAATTATGTCTACAGGCACTTTTCTGATAATAGATTTCTAGATTCCCTAGTAGACAATTATAAATTCCACAATAAGCCCCATATACGCATGAAAGGGGGCACATTAATGCGAAGAGCTCCATTAGCGCCTAGTAATCAGGGACATGCTATACGGGGCCAGCACCCTACATTCTGTATAGTTGATGAGTCTCCGCTCATTGACGACCATTTATTCGTAGATAACGTAGAACCAGCGATAGTTTCAAATAAGGCCCCCTTCATAAATTTAGGTACACCAAAATCAAAAGAGAACCATATGTGGCGTTATTTGTATGATGACGCCTATTCCGAGAAATGGACGCGTTTACATTATACATGGAGAGACGCAATAGATAAAGGAGAGGCATATTCCCCTCCTTATACCGAAGAAGAAATGCTGGACAAGATGCTGGAGTGGGGGGAAGATTCTATGTACTGGAAAACAGAATACGAATGCGAGTTTGTAGAGAGTGTATCGAATGTTTTCACACCTGAAAAAATAAAAGGTTGCTTCGAAAACTATGAGCTTACAACCAGAGAAGAGCTTGTCACGCGAGGAGATTTTGGTTCTCCAATTACTATCGGTGTTGATGTTGGTAAATCTGTTAACTCTACTGTTATTACCGGATGGAGACTCGAGAAGTTTGATGGACCGGATGGTGGAGGTAATCTTGCACGTCTTATATATGTGGAAGAAATCAATCCTAAATCTGGTGGACACGATATTCCATACCAGCGTGAACGTATTATGGATGTTGCCATTAATCTTGGCGCTTCTCGTCTTATTGTGGATTGTACGGGAATTGGTGGCGCGATTGAGCAAGACCTCAGAGTAGCATGTATAAACTCCTCTCCTCAGATACAATTCATTCCTTTCATATTCACAGGAGGACCAAGGGGAACGAAGACACAGGTATTTAGAGATTATGTTTCCTTTGTCCAACAGAAAATTATTAAAGTACCAGACCCAAATACCCTACCAGCCCACCAGAAACGCCTTATAAATAAGTGGTTCAGGGAACATATAGATTTACAATATACCATGGATATAGCTAACAAGACCGAGAAGATAGCAGCGCCCGATAATAAGCACGATGATTACTGTGACAGCTCTGTTATAGCTATTCATGCTACCCTGTCTATGTTGCCGGGTACGGCAACTGTAGCAGGGGGGCGCAACAAAGGTATACCAAATAGTCCCTTCGGAAAAAACGTAGGAAGCTACACAAAGAGTTCATTGTTTACTACAAAACAGCGCCGAGTCACTCTAAATAAAGGTTTGCGTTTATGAAGAAAGCTTTATATAGTGTGACCGGATATATAAAAGGTGATTAAAGCCATGTCCATCTTCGACACAGTACGCAGAAGATTCGCCACTAAAGGTAGTGACCCTCCATTTAAGGAAGACGACCCATTAAGTTTTGGGGCGGGAATCATACAGAGATTAAAACTACAGAACAATTACGCGGGTTATAATATAAAGAAGTATGAGCCCCATATAGGGAATCCTCGAATGTATATGAATGTTTATTTAGCGGACCCTATAGTAAGAACCTTAATAGACCTTCCTTGTCTTTATGCAGTTAAAGATAATTTTGATATCGTAACAGACAAAGACGACCTAAGGGAGAGAATCGAAAAGATGTTTAAGGAAATTAACATCGAAGAAACATTATATGGGTGGTTGAGAAACGCTAGAATATTTGGGACATCCTATTTAGAATGGACCGGGGATAATTTAGTATTGCGTTCTTCTCAGAATATGTTTGTAAAGCGTAATGAGCATGGTCAGATAGAATATTATTATCAAGATACAGGTGAAGACAATGAAAACATCCGATTTGAAGAAAAAGAAATCGTTGAACTTAAAAACAACGTATTCGATGACTACGCTTATGGCCTTTCTGACATCCATCCCATTCTTTATTTGGTTGACCTCAAAGATTATGCTGAAAGAGACATCGGAGCCGCTCTCAACAAGTATGCTTCTTCTCGCTTTGATATATCTTGTGGACTTCCCGATATGCCTTATGGTCCTGACAAAATTAACGAAGTGGTGGACGCGTTCAACTCCTTAGAGCCCGGCGAAGATATTATACATGGTAACGATATAGTTATTAAAGAATTACAAGGAACTCAGAGAGCCTTTGAATATGGAAAGTATACAGATGATATATTAGATAAGATTCATATGGCACTGAAAGTTCCTAAGACAATGTGGACCGAACCTGAAAGGGCGCGTCCTATTTTTGAACCATATGTCCGTTATTTACAGACTATGGTAGAAGGTGCACTAAACGCACAACTCATGCCCTTACTAGAAGATGGAGAAGCTAGATTCAAGTTTAGGCAGATTAATGTTACGGATGCATTCACTAAAGCTAAGACGGATATGATATATCTCTCCGAAGGAGTATTATCACCCGGAGAAGTTAGGGAAGAGCGTGGTCTGGACCCTGAAGGTGTGGTAGAATTAGATATGCTAAAAGATGTTGCCGTAAAGAAAGCAGGGCAGCCCGCAGAGGGACCCAGCGATAAGAATGCTAATATTTCTGGTGGTAAGAATCAGGACAAGAAAGAGGAATCCGCTAGAAAACCAAATAGGGGTAACAAACCCTCCGCTAACACAATAGGAGATAGAAAATGACTTACGACAAATGTAAAATGACCGTGGGAAAAACATTAAAGAAACGTGGTTTTGATAATCACGCAGAGCTTGCAGCTGACATGTGTATCATGTGGGCTGATGAGAATGGTGTTGAGCGGGAATTTGCAGCAGAAGTAAAATCCACTGAACCCATAAGTAGGTCATTCGCATTATCCATAGGAGATAGCGAAGATATGACATTTATGAATGACGATGGTGGGATAGATACTGCTTCTTTTCCCGTTATTGCCATCACATCTGGGCTTCACGAGTATGAAGCAGATGAAAAACAACAAAAGGTTTATATAGAGCCTAGTGTTTTAAAGAGTAATATAGAAGCTTTTCAGGAGCTTCCAATTTACATTAACCATCAACGAACTACGGAGGATTTAATCGGCATGGCTACTGACCCCGAA